TGATGGCACTTTTGAACATAAAGAAGCTAATGGTTTATTGAGCAGAATTTCTAAAGAAGTAAGAGAATATGTTTCTGGTGGTCACAGCCATAATTCTGATAGCCATAAAGCAGATCATACACAGGGTAGTAAAAATACTGACGCTAAAGGTGATATGGGAACCGCTTCTGGTGGAGATCATTTTAAAGGGCATGGCGGTAAAGAAATAGGTGGTTCTTCAGAAGGTGGCCACAACCATACAGATGGTGATGATTTTCGTACTTCAAAAGGAAATGTAGTTAGTTCACACGAAGGGGATATGCATACAAATCATGATGGAGATCATGTTTCAACTGTAAATGGTACAAATTATCATACAACAGTTGGTGACCATGCACTTAATGTGCAAGGTGGTCAATTAGATGTGCAGGTGAATAGTGGTAATACTCGTATATATTCGGCTAAAAGTATTTTAATACAAAGTGGAACAGAAATAACTTTAAGAGTAGGTAATTCTACATTATACATTAATTCTTCTGCAATGAGTATTGATATTCCTGGAGTTATTGGTATCGGAGCAAATTCTAATATTGGTGTATTTTCTAATACTAAAATTGGTCTTTTTGCGAATACTTCAGGCTCTGGATATGTTAAAATTGTTGGCCCAACTGTTACTATTAACCCACCTGGAGGTTGATTATGGATCATAAATTTGTAATTTTAAATAATGGAATATTAGAAACTTATACTAACTATGATGATATACCTTTGTCATTTGATCATGTGATTGAATTTAAACCATGGATTGATGAAGATCATGATCATGTTCATACAGATCATGATCATGAAGAATTAGCTCAATGGAATATTAAATTACAAGAACTTATGAAAAGGGAAACAAAATAATGCCAGCAGCAACTCGAGTAGATGATGCAGACGTAGCACATTGTTCTGGTATGAAAAGAGCAGTAGGTTCTCCTAATGTTTTTGTCAATGGTAAAGCGTGGTCTAGGCAGGGCGATGTTAATACATCACATTTAACTCCAACAGATGATCCATGCCCTTCTCATACTGCTCCGATAACCAAAGGTTCTACTACAGTATTCATTAATGGATTAGGTGCTGGAAGAGTTGGTGATGCTTTAACAAATTGTACATCAGTGGCGGTTGGTTCGCCAAACGTATTTGCAGGCGGATAAAATGGCAGTAACAAGAGCGGACGTAATATTAAACACCAGAGGCAAACAAGAGTTTTTCTCTGATTTCTTAGATAGTTTTGCAATGACTCCAGTTGGTAATCAACTTGGTAGAGTAGTAGATTCAGAATCTGTTAATCAATCTATAAAAAATCTAATATTGACGAGTATGGGTGAAAGGTTATTTCAACCATTAATTGGCAGTAATATATACAATTCTTTATTTGAATTGAACAGCACGATAGAAGCTTCTACTATTGAATTTTTAATTGAAACAACTATTAAGAATAACGAACCAAGAGCTTCGGTTAATAGTGTTACTGTAATATCAAATCCAGATAATTATACTTTATCTATCAATATCGTTTATAATCTCATAAATAGTACTGATCCTATAACACTTAATTTTACATTAAAAAGAGTCCGATAAATGGCCAATAGTGCACTTCAGTTAACTTCTTTAGATTTTGATACTCTTAAACAGAATTTAAAATCTTTTCTTTCTACACAGTCGATTTTTAAAGATTATAACTTTGAAGGCTCTAACATCAATACACTTCTTGATGTTATGTCATATAACTCTTATTTGAATTCTTTCTATTTAAATATGATCGCATCGGAAATGTTTCTTGATTCTGCGCAGAATCTCGAATCTGTTGTTTCACACGCTAAAGAACTTAATTATCTTCCTCGTTCTTCAAAGTCATCAGAAGCTAATATATCTTTCCAAGTTATAACTTCACCTAATATAACTACTCTTACTATCAAAAAGGGTACATTATTTGGTGGTACTAATGCTAATGGTGCATTTAATTTCGTAACAGATCACGATTATTCTTTCACATCTTCTGTTTCTAATTCATCATCAATAACATATACTGTTCCTAATATATCAGTTTATGAAGGTAAATATATTACAGATACATATGTTAACAATATCAATAATGAAGCTCAAAGATTTATTCTTACAAATCAAAATGTTGATATTAGCAGTATTGAAGTTATAGTTACTGAAAACAATGTAAATACTAACTTCTCAGTAGCTTCTACATTATATAATCTTACTAGCACTTCAAATGTGTTTTTTTTACAGGCTGCTCAAAATAATCAATATGAGATTATTTTCGGCGATAATAATTTTGGTAGAATTCCAAATAATTTAGCTGTGATAAACATTTCATATAGAGTAACAAAAGGCACAGATTCTGACGGTGTTGTTTCCTTTATCTGTAATCAAGATTTAGGTGTAATGAATAATGGCAGCGCGAGCGTTCAAACGCCGATAACTGTTCTTGCAAATTCTTCGGGTGGCTCTAATGCAGAATCAATTGACTCTATTAAATTTTCAGCCCCAAGATATTTCGCAACTCAACAAAGAGCTGTTACATCTGATGATTATTCCTCATTGGTTCTTACTAATTATGGTAGTATAATTTCAGATGTTAATGTTTATGGTGGAGAAACTTTAGAACCAAAACAATATGGTAGAGTTATAGTTGCAATTAAACCTTCTGGTGGCACTGTTGCTCCAGATTATGTTAAAAATGAAATCTCTCAATTCTTAAAACCATTCATAGCATTACCAAATAGAGTTGTTATAACTGACCCTGATTATCTTTATTGTCAAGTTAATACAACGGTTCAATATAATAAAACTATAACAACTAAAACTTCTAGTGAATTACAAACCGTTGTTTTAGCAGCAATTTCACAATATAGTGTAAATAATATCGAGGCATTTGGTTCTGATCTTCGTTATTCTAAATTTATTTCTACTATTGATAATAGTGATTTAAGTATTACCAGTAATGATACATCTATTAACATCATTAAAAGATTATCACCTGCATTAAATTATCCAACATCATTTAGCTTTAGTTTTAATAATCCAGTTGAACAAGAAATGGCTTCTCCTGGATACGTAAAGGGTGGAGCTTTTTCTGACGAGCCTGTAATAACTTCTTCTGCTTTTACATACGTAGATAGTTCTGGGGCGCAATGGCCATTATCATATATCAGAGATGACAACAATGGAAATTTAGTTGTATATTCAACTGTAAATGGTGTATTTACTATTTTAAATTCTATGATTGGAACAATCGATTATAAGACAGGTAATGTTGTAATTACTAATCTTACAACCTCTTATTACAATAATTATATCGCTCTTTATATGGTTCCTATGAATAAAGACATTGTTGTTAGTAGTAATAAAATACTTATAATTGATCCTAATGATGTAACAATCACCATGATGCAAACAGTAGTATAATTCAAATGCAATTTTCAATTGAAAAAAAGATATCGAATTTTATTGAAAACCAATTTCCTAGATTTTATCAGGAAGAAGGCGATAACTTCATTTTATTTGCTAAAGCATATTATGAGTGGATGGAAAGTAATAATCCATTAGTTGATTCTTCTAATAATGTAATATTAAATTCAGATTATACTTCTTTAATGCCTCCAATTTATGGAGCTAGAAATCTTTTAGACTATAGAGATATCGATAATACATTAGATGCATTTCTTGATCATTTTCAAAAGAAATATCTTTATGGAATACCATTCGATGTAATTGTTAATAAAAGATATCTTCTTAAACATATTTTAGACGTTTATCGTTCTAAAGGTTCTATTCAGTGTTATAAGCTTTTATTTAAATTAATATATGGTCAAGATGTTGACGTATATCTTCCATCTGAAGATATGCTTAAGATTTCTGATGGTACATGGACTCAACCTAGATATCTTGAAGTCAATGATAACGGCTCTCTTAGTAGCTATGTTGGCCAAACAATTGTTGGTGTTACTTCTGGTACAACAGCAATTATTGAAGACCTTGTAAGAAATGCTATTAATAGAGGTATCACTTGCAACCTTGCTCTTTCTAATATTTCGCCTGTAGGTGGTTATTTCATTAAAGGCGAAAAGATTATTATTCAAAATCAGAATACGCCTGAAGATATTGCAGCAGCTCCTGTTGTTTTAGGATCGCTTGATTATTTAAATATTATCAATGGTGGCCAAAATTATAATGTAGGCGATGTTCTTAAAATAGCACAGTATGACCCAACAACAAATAAAATTGTTTCTTCTGGAACTAATGGCCGTTTAAGAGTAACAAGTGTTTCAAGACAACAAGGTTCGATTGCGTTTAATATAATCAGCGGTGGGTTTGGTTATATTGCAAATGCTAATATTTTCTTTTATAAGGGTGATGGAGATACTACTGGTAATGGAGCTTCTTTTCAATTAGGTTCATTATCTTATCTACAAAACATTAATTATAATACAGATTTAATTTGTGATTATCTTAGTAAAGCTATTAATTCTTCGACATATGCATTACCAGGAAATGCAGCTGCTAATTCAACAGCGCAAATTGTACCTTCTTTAAAATATACTACTTCAACGTTTGGTAGTATTGCTACTTTAGCAAATACTTCATCAGGTAACGGATATACACAAACACCGTATGTTTTTGTTAGATCAACTCAACTTTCAAAAACATTACCTGGAACTGTAAATATTTCTACATCTTCAAATACAATTACTGGTACCAGTACTAAATTTAAAACATATTTTGCAAATGGTGATGTTATTGCATTACAAGCTAATAGTACTGTGATCGACTATCAAATCATTCGAACTGTTACTAGTGATACTAGTATTCTTCTTTATGGTCCTTCAAAATATTCTAATACAGTAGCTACTGTTAAAGCGGCTCCTGTAATTTTACCGTCTAATTTTTCTATCTATAGCCCATTAATGGCCCGTAGCGATAATACAATTGATGGTAAAAATGAAATTATTTCTGCTAATCCATCAGCTGGTAACAATATTGTTAAAACTGTAACAGCTATTGGTTCAGGTAAAGGTTATATAGATAACGAACTTGTAAAAGCATATCGTTATAATGCATTGACTATACCAGTAATTGCCAATGGTGGTAATAATTATAGTAATAATGATAGCCTATCATTTTCATCTGTAGATAACATAACTGTAGGAAATGGTTATGTTACCACAAATGCAACTGGTGGCATCACAGCTGTGATTATGAACTCATTAGGTTCTGGATATATTCAGGCTCCAACTGTTACTGTTAATAGCAATAATCGTCTTATAGTTTCTAATGTTACAAATAATAGTACATCAACTGGATATTCGAATACAGATTATATTACATTTTCAAATAATTCATTAAACGCTCCATACATTACTGCAGCTGGCTCTCATTATAGTAATAATGATAGTTTGACGATTTCGGGAACTGCATATGCAACACCTGCATCTGGTCATATTTTAACAAATAACACTGGTGGCGTAACATCTGTTATTTTAGATAACATTGGTTCTGGATATTTGGTAGCCCCTAGTATTACTGTCAGCAGTAACACTCAACAATATATTTCAGCACTTGCTATTAATGGTAATACAGTAGGGTATTCGAATAGTGATTATATCACAATATCAAATACACAGAATCAATTTTATAGCGGCAATGCATCAATAACTACAGATTCAACTGGTAAAATTACAGCGGTTACTGTTTCTAATACTGGATTGTTTAAAAGTACACAGGCTAATAGTGGTCTTGTATTAACAGTAACTAATTTCTATGGTGGCGAATCATCTGGATTTGGTTTGGGGTATTCTTCATTTAAAGGTTATATTTCTGCCAATACACTTACAGTTGTAGATATGCAAACGGCTCTTGCCAGTTATTATAGCGATATTGTTATTGGACAAAGAGTTAGTGGACCAGGAGTAACCTCTAATACATCAATAACTGCTTTTGTTTCTGGTTCTGGTGGTGTTGGAACATATACTTTGAATAAATCACAGACAGTTGGATCTAGTGGTACACCAATTAATATGATTTCAACTAATCTTACTGCTGGATTATCAAATGCAACTGCGCCATCGGGCGCGAGTATTGGTGTTACTATTTCTTCAAATAATCAATTCTATAGTGGTAATGCATCAATAACTACTGATTCAAGTGGTAAAATTACATCTGTTGCAGTTTCTAATACTGGATTGTTTAGTAATAATCAAAGTATTAGTGGATTAGCAGTAACTATTGCCAATTCAATTGGTGGATCTTCTGCTGGTTCTGGGGCTAATATTTCATTTTCCCTATCGAATACTGCTGGTGGTTCTGGCGCAATATTAACTACATTCGTTCAGGAATATGATACAACTAGCTCGATTCAAGGATTCGTTGTTAAAAATGGTGTTGGTAGAGACGAAGGTAATTGGTCTTCGACTAATGGTTTCTTAAATTCAGATAAATACATTCAAGACAGTTATTTTTATCAAGATTATTCGTATCAAATTCGAGCTGCTATTACGCTCGATAAATACAAAGATATATTATATAACACATTTCACTCGGCTGGTTCTGAATTATTTGGTGATTTTTATCTCATAGATAATGAAAAATCTTTGGCTGTATTAGAATTTGAAACTTACAATGCTGTTATAGGTATTACTTCTGATAGCACTTACTATACTTCAGATATGACAGGGATTACCTCTGATATGTTTGTTAACTATGGATTGACTTCGGATATTTCAACTATTACTTCTGATAGTACTTTGTATACATCAGATAACACATGTTAAACTAAGGATATAGGAAAAAGATGGCTCAGGCAAATATTAGTATTGGAACAAATCCAAATGATGGTACAGGTACTCCACTTCGTACTGCAATGGGG